GAACGAAGTTCATGGCCCCCATGCTGGAACTTTAGATTCTACGAATGACGAAAGCCGTCACAACACCGAGTCTGAAACTGGTCCGTATACTAGTGAAGACAATGACGTTTTTGAGGTCCACTGCACCTCGACCCTGGACAGTCAGAGTGGCCACCATGCTGCTCGACTATCGGTCAAAAGCCCCAGGTCAAAGCGCCGCCGACGCTCCTTGAAACCTGCCAACTCTCGTTGTCAGTTGATCTTGGACGCTTCCAGCGTTGCTGAGATCGTGGACGTTCTCCGAGGTCTTTTCGACTTTACTGTGTGCAAGAGTTTTGTACGTGGTGTTCGGAAAGTCTTCGTTGCTGAAGCTCCAAAACCTACCGTCGGAGAATCTGAACAGACAAGTCGCCTCACTGCTCGCAGAAAGAGTCTTCCGGTCGGTTCCGTCGCTGATAATGTAGTGTTTCCTCGCGATGTGTATTCTCGATTTGAAGCCCTCGCTCGCCAAGCTCACCACATGGAAGCTTGTCTCACATTGATCGATCATCTTGATACCAATCGGGATGACGTTCCCGTGCGAGATGCCGTATGGTCGAGATTGAACAGGTGCTCGCTCAGTGGAACCACGCAATCCAGTGCGTATCTCTTGGAAGATTGGAAGTATTGTCGGTTCTCCCAGTTTTCTCCCACGCCTGGTTTCATGGTCAACGCCAAGACGTTTGTGGCGTCAGCTGCCTCTTGTGTTCTTATTGAACGCAGAATGGCTGACTATGCCAGAATGATCGGTATTGACTCTGAGCAAATCCGCAGAGACGTGAGCTCAAACCCGTATGTCATCTATGCTGTCGAGAATGGCGATGAACATTTCGGGGAGTTCTCTGGAAACGAGGAGTTCTTCAAGAACGTCTACGTGTTGCGTGAGTACCTCGGTCTCCCTTGCAACGGAAAATACTGGACTTCGTTGTCTGGTTTCGTTGGTGAAGGAGGCGTTGGTAGTACACCTGACGTTGAGACGTTTGTTGCAGACGAGACTGGCCAAGCTGAAAACCGCTCTTTTGCGGAGATCGCTCGGTCTATGGTTGACCGGTTCTGGATCATGCTGCGTAGCATCACCTCGATGGTGTCCAATGCCTACGATGGCTTCCTTGAATCGCTGCGTAAGTTTCTCACTCGAGCTCTCGTACGCATGTTCCGCCTGGACCAGCTCGCGGCGTATATTCACACCGCAGAGTTCAAGAGTCGTTTTGCTTTGGTAGCCGCCATTGCGATTCTCTCGTTCTGCGTTGGAGCGTACATTCTTGGGCGTTCATTCGGCTTTGGCATCATTTCTGCCCTCAGCAAGATGAAGAAACCTTCTGGTGACTTTGTCGCTGAGGCAGACATCAGTCCAGCCGCTCTTCTCACGTCAGCTCTCATCGGGTTGTACGGTCTGAAGTATTCCGAAGCTGATGCTTTGAAGAAGAAGGCCGTTTACATGATGTCTTTGGTTGCCGGTGGCACGCTTTTGGCCAATGCTGGAGCTTGCTGTTTTACCCTTCTCCCTCAACTCTTCCAAGATGCTGTACTCTACAAGTTTGGCAGTGAAGACGCGAAGGTTAAGAGAGCAGTCGAAGAGTGGAGATCAGTGGCGAATGCCCTGATTCAGTTTTCCAAGATCGCGAAGGTGGTTGTCTCTGACTACTACATGGAGCGTGTTGAGGACACGTTGAAGAAGGGTTCCGACCTTCAGGTGAAGCTCTTTGCTTCCAGATACACCCCTCAGCGGAATGTTGTGGTGATGACCTTTGTGCGCTTGCAGAAGATCCAGTACCACATCAACGCTTACAGGTCGTCTGGAAACAAGCGTCCAGAACCGTTCTGCATCCACATTGCTGGTGATGCTGGCATAGGTAAGACGCTGATCGCTGATCGGCTTGTCAAGGAGGCCTGTGACGGCACGAATGTGTATGTTAGAAATGGAAGCGAGGAACACTGGAACGGCTATGCTGGACAAGATGTTGCTATTCTTGACGAATGGCTGGTGGGTCCCCAGGACAAGGCTGAGAGAGAAGCTGGCGAGTTTCTGACTTTGGTCAGTTCCTCTGCTGCCACTTTGAACATGGCCACCCTGGATGATCCATTCGTCGGAATCAAGGGAGCGCGTTTTGAGTCCAACGTTGTTGTCACGATCAACAACACTCTGCACAACAGAGTTGCTGGATTTTCGGACAAGGCGTTGCAGCGCCGTCGCGACGTTGTCATCGAGTTGAAGTTCCACCCAGACTACCTCAAGTATGTCGTGGAGGACAAGATTTCGTTGGCTCACATTCCTCCGGAAGACGTCCGCGATAAGAAGTGGTTCTTGTGTCGAATGGTTCGGCCTATATACTCGTTGGACTGGGAAGCGACTGCCACGCCATGGTGTTCATACCAGGTGATGGTTCAAGCCGTTCGTGAAAAGTACAACGAGAAGAGGGCGTTTCAAGAAGTCATGCGTAGCTCTGACATGGAGATTGGCGGTGAATCACCAAATGCTGATCAACTCATTAATGAGGAACTTCGGAAGACTTGTTCGATGCCAGACAAGCCCCCAGGCGTGATGGAAGCGATAGGCCAGATCCTTGGATTTGTTGCTGAAGCTCCGTCTCCTACGTCTGGCCAGCCGAAACGCCACGTCCACCATTGCCCTTGTGGAGCGCCTGGAACTCGCCATACTGTGAACTCGAACTACACATGTTCAGTTTGTGGTGGAATTACTTCCTGTGAAGTTTCCGTTCCTGAGAGCAGCGACACCGACCGTGTCAACGTACAAACTAGGCTTGGAGACTGTGGTACTGGTTCACATTTTCACTCGTGCCCTATTCGCAACTGCAGCTACAAGAAGGCTTGTCGTGGTGGAGACGTCACTGAGTTCGAGTGTCCGAATCACGGAGTCGTGAAGGAACATACTGGCCTCTTTAGCCATCAGGCTGCCGAAGGAGTGGTCGTTCCCCCAGAGTTCTACGAGAACTATCAAGAGTGGTGTGACGCCGTCGTAGCTACCGTGTATGATTCTTTGGGATCTGCATGGGATGCTTACATGGCCGATTACATTGCTCAAGGTGGCATGCCGTTGAAAGATTCTGCTCTGGCTTACCTCGCTATTGGTATACTGTCTGGCGCGATGATCGCACTTGCTAGATGGTTCTCTGGTGACGAAGTTGAAGAGATCACGTACTCTGCTGAGTCTGATCGCACGACCAAAACTTCGCATAAGCCCCGGAAACGTGGAGCGTGGAAGCGCCAACCGCGTATTGAGGCTGAAGCCGCGAAGACAGTGGAAGTAGTCAACCTAGACCTCGGACATCTGGTGGTGAAAGCTATACCGATTTCTGGAAGGTGGTTGATGACTTATGCTCACGGTCTTTTCGAAGGTGGAGCAGTCATTCCTGAAGGACGTGAACTGACGTTGGAGTACCGCAACCACTTCTATAAGTGGAAGCTGGCCTCGGACAATGTTGTCATGTGTCGGGACCCTGTTACCAACGAACTGGAACGAGACTTGGTTTTCATCCGATTTGACTGTCCACAGATGCCACAGTTCAAGAACGTGAAGAACTTGTTCGCGTCTGAGACGGAAGTGCCAGAAAAGCGTTTCCGAGTCAGTCTCAAGTCGAAGGACCGGTTGATCTTCACTGAAGCGAGACCTGAGCGCAACGTGTACTCATACGAAGGCATGCAGCTGGAGTTGAATGATGGGTTCATGTACCAAGCTCAGACTACTGCTGGAGATTGTGGTACTCCTGTGCTCATGGCTCAAGGTTCTGCGATCACCAAGTGCGTTGGCATTCACGTGGCTGGCACTGTTGCCAAGGATTTCCCATTCGGACTGGCCACGCGTGTCACGCGTGAGATGATCGAAGAAGTTCTCGACATGTTCTCGGATGACTACGTGGCTGAAGCTCCGGACCAATTCCTCGAACGTCTGGCCTCGCAAGAGAGCCCGAATTTGAAGGAGGTCCGTGTTTTGACGAAGTGTGAGAAGATTCACATGACGTCGAAGACGAAGCTCAAGCCCAGCGCGATTGCTCCAAACTTGCCTTGGAAGACGGAAAAAGCCCCTGCTATTATGAGCGTCACTGACACTCGTAGTCAGGGTCTTGATCCTGTTGAAGAAGCCATTGCTACTCTTGCGGCTGCTCCGAAGGTTCAGGTTGACGAAACTGTTTTGCGTGAAGCTAGTGAAGAACTTTTTGCTGAATTGCAGGAAGGTCTGGACTTCTCGCGAACAGGCGGAATCCGAGAACTGACATTCGAAGAGGCATTGTTCGGTGTACCTGGCGCGCTCAGTGGAGTTGACACGAGCACGCATGCTGGATACCCGTATTGCTATTTCGTGGACAAACGCGGAAAACGCTCGCTTATTTGGCACGAACAGGGAGAAGGCAAGTACAATCCCGACTTCAAGGACTACTGCATGCAGCAGCTCGCTCGAGTGAGGGCTGGCGAAGACATTGACAAGGTTTTCGTTGGCTTCATGAAGGATGAGGTACGGTCGAAGTCGAAGATTGACAAGGTTGCCACCCGCATTACCTACAGCAACGATGTCTCGTACAATGTTGTCTGCAGGATGCTGTTTGGCTCCATGATCATTGCCTTTAACCACAGCTTCCCCGCTCACGGCTACGCCCTGGGGATAAACCCAAGTTCTTACGACGCTGGAAAGATCTTCCACCGTTTGAGGACGTCTCACAACCGACTGGTTGCTGGAGATTTCGGTGAATTCGATCTCCGCCACCAAAGGCAAATAATGGACGAGAGCTTCTCGGTTCTGAGACGATTGGGCGCATCCCTACCAGGCAGCGACGTGACGTTCGAACATGTTCGAAAGCACGAGACTACTGTGCCTCTACACATCGGAGCTTATGCTATCAAGACTGAAGCGAACAATGCTAGCGGTGGCTTTTGGACGACCTTGCTGAACTGCATCACGGCTGACCTCTACTTCCGCTACACATGGAAGACGCGTTATCCTACGATGAGGTTTTCCGATTTCGTCAAGGCAGTGATCCTGGGTGATGACCACATCCTTGCTATTCACGAGTCAGTCGAGTGGAATCCACTTCAGATTCGTGATGACATGCGAGAGGTCGGACAGCTGTACACTTCCGCCTGGAAAGACAAAGAGTTGACTGCTGAGTATTTGCGGTTTGATGAAGTGATGTTCTTAGGGAACTACTTCCGGATCGTTGATGGCCAGTGGTCTGGTGCGCTTCGCAAAGAGACACTTCAGGAAGCATTGATGTGGACGCGCAACAACAACCTCACTATCTATCAGGAATGTGTGCAGATGGTTGAGTACGCTAGCCAGTGGGACCGGGAGTATTTCGAGTGGTTCAAGCAAGCTGTCGACAACGCGTTGGGACGCATTGGTTTCGAGCCAGTTGATGTCGCTCCATGGAAGAGCCTTCGCAAGATTGTCGCTCACCGAACTGTGGAGTCTACCGCGGACTACAGATTTGTTGCCCAGTCTGGAAACTTGACGAGCATCGATTCAAGTACTCGCGTACCGGAGAAGAATCAAGTTCCAAACATCGGACGGACCATGCAAGAGCGAGCTCTAAATGACTCCTCTGCTGAACTATCCAAGGGTACGGATTCCTTGATCATGCGCACCCAGCTGGAGTGGAACTCGAACAGTGGTCTTGGAACAATCATCTATGACAAGGCTTTGCCCTTCGACGTCCTAGGACAAGGAGACCAGCAGAACTTGCAGAACATGTCGTTCCAGAACTTCCTGTACTCAGAGCCTGATGTGGAGATCACGGTTCAGATTAACGGCTCGCCCACTCAATGTGGCATGCTGTGTCTGTTTCTGATCCCCTTGATCAACGCCGTTCCGGACGTGAACACTTGGCCGAGCATGACCCATGTCATGATCAATCCGAATGTGAACACAACCGCCACTGTGGTGTTTCCGTTCAAGTATTGGCGTTCGCTCATTGACAACCAGTCAGCTCACTACACTTCTACAGCCGTTGCTTGGGTCAAGCTTGGCGTTTATTCGTCGCTTGTCACCAAGACGTTGCCTGCCACGTGTGGTGTTGTCGTCTTTTCTCGGTTCCGGACTAAGGTGTACATTCCTCGACAGATTGCCCCCGCTCCTTCCAACACCCGACCTATTTACGGTTTCACTGCTGGTACTGGAGTCAAGCTCGGCAATCTGTACACCTCTGACTCGACTTTCATTGCTCAAGGTAACATCAGTTCCACGAACGTGACGAACACTTACAGCATTGGAGATGTAGCTGGGTCCGTACCTAACGAGACGACGATGGAGATTGGTGGTCAAGACGCAGAAGCGAAGATTGCTATTCCTATGGACAATCCCCCTATTGTTGGTGGTGGTGTTCCGACGGTTGCGCAGTTTCCGTCAATGAGTCGTTCGAACGGAGCTGTCCCGACGACCGGCATGTCACTCCACCCCCAGGAGATGAGTCGACAGGCCATGCTCACTCGCGATCCTATGGAGAGCAACATTGCCGCTCTGTGCGCCCGTGAAGGCCGAGTAGTGAGCTTTCCCTGGGATGCCAACCAAGCTGATGGGTCAGTTCTCCTGACTCTTGGTCTTGGTTCCTGGATCTCTTCCAGTGACGGTCCTACTGGCATGTTCGTGTCTAACGTTGTTCCGTTCAACGTCTGGATGCTCAACGAGTTCAAGTTCGCTCGGTACGATGTTGTTTTTACATTGACAGTGGTTCGCACTAAGTTCCATTCTGGGCGACTCATGGGTTCAGTGTACTACGGTGTGACTGCTCCGACGAACAACAGTACTGCCAGCGTGTACAACACGGTGATGGATTTCAACGACGATAACCTCGTCCAAGAGATGCGTATTCCGTACAACAACACGCAGGAGTACATCCGTACGAACGACAACAGCGCCGCGACGTCAAGTTACCGACCTGGTCTTGTTAAGTTTTCGGTGCTGAATGAACTTCGGACGGCTAGTGAGATCGTCGCTACCAGCGTCGACGTCATTGTCTCGGTTCGCTTCGAAAACGTGCGTGTTGCGATGCCCAATCCATACAGTGTCATGTCCATGGGGGATCAATCGCGGATGACTTTCGTCGCCCAGGCTGGTGCCCCCAAAGGAAAGGGTGCTGAAATCGGTGAGGAAGCGGAAGAAATCGTGACTGGTGAATCTAAGGGAGCTAACACTCCTCAGGTTCCGTGCAAGGTGGTTTTGGGAGAGAAGTTCGAGTACAACATCACAGACATTCATGAACTGCTTCGTCGCTATGTTCCTCTGGCTCCGAGTGCCTACGCGTCTACCTGGACCATCAGCAACGCTTTAGGTAGCTACAAGGCATGGCGAATTCCAGTTTACCTCACCAACCAGTATGCCAACGTGTTTGCCGCTTGGAGTGGTACAGTGAAGTTCCGGATCTTTGTCTATTCTCCTACGCCTGCTGTCGTGATGCACGTTCCCACCAATCGCACTTCCAATGGATCAGCATACAGTGATGTGGACTACAGCATGACGTTGTTGGGTTCGGAGATGACGTATTTGCAGGGAGGTGCTACGTCAGTTCGCAGTGGATATTGGCCCACTTTTGCTGCTCGAGAGATGACCATGCCTCTGAACTCGAGTACTTCGTGGATCGATGTCAGCGTTCCATTCTGTACTGAACTCAACTATCTTCCGAATCAGGATCGTGGTCTCACTGTCCCTCAGATTGGTCCATGGGGAAATGGATACCTGTGGGTCAGAACGGCTGCTGATGCTACGGTTGAAGTGTTCCAAGCAGCGGGTGACGACTTTCGCTACCACGGTTTTGCTCCAGCTTCCGGGATTGTGCGTAGACCAGCTGTTGCTAACGGTGCTGCTACTGTTACCAGCGGACGAGCCTACCAAGGTGTGTACTATTAGTGTGTGCATATTTTTGTTTTCCTTTTTACGCGGTTGACCGCGGGTCGAAGAATACATTCAGTTGCCTCTTCCTCGACTTTCATAAAATCCAAGCTTGCTTGGTGGCGTGAATACATTCAGTTGCCTCTTCGCGCAAAAATGCCTGCCTATCCGGC